ATATATATATATATAGAAATAAGTTGACATACATGGAATTAGAACAAGTAACAATTTTTAGGAACATAAAGGATACCTCTACTCCTTTCTATAGAGATATATTTTCTCTTTTAAATAGAATTAAAGAAGGCAAGTCAAAAGATTTAATTAAACAGATTCGATTAGAAAAGGATAAAGAAAAAAGACAAGAACTTAAAAAAAGTTTACCTGAAATTTGTTTTTCTGGAACTTTTAATAAAAGAAATGATGATAGTTTAATTAAACATAGTGGTATTATATGCTTAGATTTTGATGGATACAAAACCAAAAAAGATATGATATCTGCCAAAGAAAGGTTAACAAAAAATAAATATGTTTTTTCTGTTTTTATTTCTCCAAGTGGAAACGGATTAAAAGTTTTAATTAAAATACCTGATGATGCTTTAAATCATAAAAATTATTTTTTATCCTTAGGAAAACATTTTAATTCAGATTACTTTGATAAAACAAGTAAGAATGTATCTAGAGTATGTTATGAATCATACGATCCTCTTGTTTATATAAATAAAAATTCTCATTTATGGGATAAAATTGAAGAGCAAGAGTATAAAGTTGTAGACAAATATTCTTCAAGACCAACTATCCCCGTAACAGATGAGAATAAGATAGTAGATATACTTATGAAATGGTGGAACAGAAAGTATGGCATAAAGCACGGGGAAAGAAATAATAATATTTATATCCTAGCAGCTGCATTTAATGATTATGGTGTAAGTAGATCTTTAGCTGAATATATTATGGCACAGTTTCAATCTAAAGATTTTTCTTTAAATGAAATTAAAACAACTATAAATTCAGCCTACTCACAAACTCAAAACTTTGGTTCGAAGTATTATGAGGACGAAGATCAGGTTAATCAAGTAAGAATAAAACTAAAAAGGGGTGTATCAAAAAAAGAAATTCGTCTTCAGTTAGCTGAATCCAATATTGAAGACGCAGTTATTAATTCCGTTATCACCTCAATAGAGGAGGATGAAAGCGAAAAAAGATTTTGGAATAAAAACGACAAAGGCGTTATAAGTATTATACATTATTTGTTTAGACAGTTTCTTGAAGACAATGGATTCTATAAGTTTACTCCACAAGGAAGTAAAAACTTTATATTTGTTAGGGTTACCAACAACTTAATTGATCACACAAGTGAAGAGGATATAAAAGATTTCATTCTTGGATATTTAGAAGACTTGGATGATTTATCTATTTATAATTATTTTGCTGACAAGACAAGATTTTTTAGGGAAGAATTTTTATCATTACTTACCACAGTAGATGTGTATTTTATTGAAGACAATAAGGCCACGGCTTATTTATATTATAGAAACTGTGCAGTAAAAGTAACCAAAGACAAGAAGACCACTATTGACTACTTAGATTTAGGAGGATATGTTTGGAAAGATCAAGTCATAGATAGAGATTTTGATTTATGTGACTCAAGCGATTGTGATTATAAAACTTTTATTTCTAATGTCTCAGGAGAAAACAAACAAACCATTAAATGTATGAGAAGTACAATAGGTTATATGTTACATGGATATAAGAATTTTTCTTATTGTCCCGCTATAATTTTAGGGGATGAAATAATATCTCCCAACCCTGAGGGTGGGACAGGTAAAGGTTTGTTTATAAATGCTTTGTCTCAAATGAAAAAACTAGTGGTAATTGATGGTAAAGCTTTTAATTTTGAAAAAAGTTTTGCATATCAATTGGTAAGCGCTGATACTCAAATACTATGTTTTGATGACGTAAAAAAACATTTTGATTTTGAGAGGTTATTTAGTGTGGTTACAGAAGGTTTAACTTTAGAAAAGAAAAATAAAGATGCTATTAAAATTCCATTTAACAAGTCTCCAAAAGTTGGCATAACAACTAACTATGCTATAAGAGGAAAAGGTAATTCTTTTGAAAGAAGAAAATGGGAAATTGAGTTCAAACAATTTTATACAAAAGAGTTTACTCCTTTAGTGGAGTTTGGAAGACTTTTGTTTTCTGAATGGGATGAAGATGAATGGTGTGCTTTTGATAATTATATGGTTGAAAACTTAATGTTCTATTTAACTAACGGACTTATTAAAGGAAAATTTAAAAACAAAGATATTAAAACACTTGGAGCAAACACCTCACATGAATTTTTAGAATTCTGTGGGTTGATTGGGGGTTATAAAATGAATGATTTATTGAAGTTTGATGAAAAGATTTATAAGAATGATTTATATATGGAATTTATACAAGACAATCCTGATTTTGCTCCTAAAGCAAAAAGAACTATTTCCAGAATTGAATTCTATAGGTGGTTAGTAGAGTTTGGAGATTATAAAAAAGAGGTTTACGATATAAAAGAAGATAGAGATTTAAATGGAAGATGGATTATTTATTTAACAGACAAAAAAAAGATAAAAAATGTTAAACTACCAGGAATGGATTTCTGATTTTAAATGGTGTATTGAAAATGATTTCCAAGTTTATGTAAAACCTGTGGCTTCAAAACAATTTAAAATTGCTGTTAGAAAGGGAGGTATATCTACAAACGGAAAAGATATGCATTATTGTAAAATAAAAGAAATTACTTTCAGAAGTACAGAAACTTTAGGGCCACAAATATATCAAAATCAAAAACAAGCATTTAAATCTTTACCTAAAGCATATAAATACCTGAGAAATGTTTATGGATGAATTACATTTTGCTATGCTAAATTCATACGAGATAATCGTATATCAAGTTCCTTTCTCTGAAATTAGCATTGTTGATAAAGAATTTTTTGCTCATGATATTACTAAACCAATAACCATGGAAGTAATAGATAATTTAATTTATTACTTTGAACAAATAGAGGATTATGAAAAATGTAATAGACTTGTAAAAATGAAAACTTACTATGATGGAATTTAGAAATTATCAAAAAAAAATTATATCCGATGGAGTTAAATGTTTGTCGAAATATGGATTTCTATATTTATCAATGGAGGTGAGAACAGGTAAAACACTTACCTCGTTAGGTATTTTAAATAAAATGATGAGTGTGAACAAGGTATTGTTCATCACCAAAAAGAGGGCTATAAGCAGTATACAATCTGATTATGACCTTTTGAACCCTGGTTATAATATATTCATTATAAATTACGAGTCATTGCATAAGATTGAACAAAAGGGGTGGGATGCAATTATATGTGATGAAGCTCATAGTATGGGCGCTTTTCCAAAACCAAGTAAAAGAGCAAAACAAGTGAAGGAGTTTATAATTAAAAATAAACAACCATATGTTATTTTGCTATCAGGCACTCCTTCTCCTGAATCGTTTAGTCAAATGTATCATCAGATATACGGCATTAGTAATAATCCTTTTAGAAAATACACTAATTTTTATAAGTTTTCTAAAGATTATGTTGTTGTTAAAACAAAAAGAATTGGATCATTTATGGTTAATGATTATTCAGTTGGAAAGCAATCTATATTAGATGAAATGAAAAAGTATATGATTTCATATACCCAAGCAGAAGCAGGATTCAAATCATCTATTAAAGAAACTATTTTAGAGGTTGATGCACCCAAATCAATTTACAGCTTGTGTAATAGGCTTAAAAAATATTTGGTAATTGAAGGTAAGCAAGATGTTATTCTGGCGGATACAGGTGTTAAACTAATGCAGAAGCTACATCAAATGTATAGTGGAACTGTTAAATTTGAAAGTGGAAACTCAATGGTTCTTGACACATTTAAAGCAGAGTTTATTTACAATAACTTTTGTACACACAAGATAGGTATATTTTATAAATTCAAAGAAGAGCTTAATGCTATAAAAAAAATTTATGGAGAATATTTATGTACAGATTTAGAAACATTCAACACTACAGACAAATCTATTGCATTGCAGATTGTTAGCGGAAGAGAAGGGATTAGTTTAAAGAATGCAAAATGTTTAGTATATTATAATATTGATTTTAGCGCCACAAGTTATTGGCAGTCAAGAGATAGAATGACAACTAAGACACGAATAAATAATGAAGTGTTTTGGATTTTTACTAAAGATGGTATTGAAAGAAAAATACATAAAAGTGTTAGCAAGAAAAAAGATTATACATTAAAACATTTTAAAAGAGATTTATTAACTTTATAAACACAAAAATATGATAAATTGGAATAATTACCCTTTTAAAAAAGGAAGCTATGAATACTATTTTGACAAGTATTTTGATATTCCTAATGGGATTGCAACTGATAAATACACTGATTTGGAAGCTGATAAGTACGCTAAGGAATGCCTGGATTATTATAGAAATGATGAAAAATGACAGAGCAGCAGATACAAAGTAAAAGAATTAAAGAATTAGAGGCTGAAGGTTATTATGTTTTAAAATTAATAAAGACAAATAAAAATGGTATTCCTGATCTGATAGCTATACCTCCTAATTGCGATGTGTTATTTTCAGAAATAAAAAAACAAAAAGGCACAGTTTCTGCTTTACAAAAATATAGACTTAAAGAGTTAGAAAATCATGGAGTTAAAACAGAAATATACAGAGGAGGAGTTTGAATTAGATGAGTTTTTTTTAACTCAAATAAATAAGTTTTCAAGTAAAGTAAAATTTAAAATAGCTCAAGAAATAGATAAGCTTTATGGATTACCTGTAACTTATGGCCATATAAAACAAAGAACTGGAGTTGTTCATAATGAAAAAAAAACCCCTGTCTTTTTTGCTGTAGATTATTTAAGAGAAAAAGATTCATCTTCACATTTGCTTGATATTTATGAAATATCGCTAAACTCACATTTAGATTCAATTAATTTAAATACACACATAAAATAAATAAAAAAAAATTTATAATGTTATTATCATTAACTTGGGTTTTAACATTAATTTTAACAGGTATTCTTATACTTTTTAACGCTTAATAATGTTTAAAAATTATTTGCTAACTTTATATTGCAGCAAACAGTCATAACATTCTGTTTCCCCAAATGATAACAAACAGAAACCATAGCGCTTCTATAAACTTTATTAATGTTACCATGAACAACATTAATACACTTACTGATGATATTTATGAAGCTTTAATAGATCAGGATTATCATTCAATGAACATTGCAATTAAAGAATTAACTTCTAACTTAAAAGAATTACAAAAACTTTCTGAACACGACATATAACACAAATGGAATATAGACCTAGGTTAAATGAAGAAGAATTTGGTTTAATTAAATCACATAGAGCCTTAAGAAGCGAATGTGATTTAAAAGGGATACCCATGGAAGACGTCAATCACTATTGGTATAAAGGCAAACATTTTTCACTTCATGTTAAAAACAAAAAAGACGATCCATTTAAATTAAGAGATGAAATAATAAAATCAATGGATAAACACTCTCCATCTTATAAAAAGATAAAGAGAGTAAAAGAAAAGAATGGACATTTATTAGTTGTTGATCCTGCTGATATTCATGTAGGCAAACTATGTTCTTCATTTGAAACAGGACAAGAATATAATTCTCAAATTGCAGTAAAAAGAGTTAAAGAAGGAGTAGAAGGAATATTAAGAAAAACAAATGGTTTTAATATTGATAAAATTCTTTTTGTTGGAGGTAATGATATTCTACATATAGATGTTCCTAGTAGAAAAACAACTTCAGGAACACCACAAGATACAGATGGAATGTGGTATGAAAATTTTATGACAGCCAAAAAATTATATGTAGATGTATTAGAAACTTTAATGTCTGTAGCAGATGTTCATTTTGTTTACAATCCTAGTAATCACGATTACATATCTGGATTTATGTTATCTGATTCAATCCAATCTTGGTTTAGAAAATCAAAAAATATAACTTTTGATTGTTCAATGGCACATCGTAAGGGGTTTATGTATGGAGAAAATTTAATAGGAACGACACACGGAGATGGAGCTAAGTTAGCTGATCTTCCTTTAATTATGGCTAATGAATTTTCATTAGAATGGGCAAAAACAAAACATAGATATGTATATACACATCATGTTCATCACAAAACTTCTAAAGATTTTCACGGAATAACAGTAGAATCATTAAGATCTCCAAGCGGAATTGATTCCTGGCATCATAGGAATGGGTTTGGTGTTGGAGGTGTGCAAGCTGTTGAAGGATTTATTCACTCAAAAGAACACGGACAAGTTGCTAGACTTACTCATATATTTTAATCATGAAAGCACAAATTAGGGAACAAATTTTAAGGGAGAAAATAAAAACAAATCCTGATTATAATTTAATAAGAAAACTACAGCAACTGCTAGATAAAGTTATAGAGAAGCCTTAATTTTTCTTTCTTTCTTTTTTATTCTTTGTAATCTCTTATACTCAGGACTATTTTGATATTGTTTTTTTAATCTCATTTGTCTTTTGTATTCTGTTGGATCAATTTTTTTTAATAGCTTTAAATTAGGAGCTTTATCTTTTGATCCTTTATACTGTTCTTCAATAAAGCCTTTTCTTATATCTCTATAAAAAGGAACGCCACCGAATATGTTAGCTATTTCAATAGCTGTTCTAGCTGAAAATAATTTCTCTAAATTTTTCTGTCGACTTTCGTCTGTTTTATTATATTTACTTCTAATCCCTAAAGTAAAAGCCCTACTCAGTGTCTTTGCATAAGGGTTTAAAGGTCCTGATAATTGGTAAAGGGTTGCTTCTGGTAAATTTCTAGATGCATTTGAAGGGTTTATAGTAGCGTAAATAAGAGCGTCTTCATAAGTATATTCTTTATTTGACCTTAATCCTGCTTCATATCCATAGTCTTTGTTTAGAGCCTCTATAGTAAAATTTAATGGTATCATTGGAATGTTTCCAGACATTCCCCTGCTAATTAAAGATGTGGCAGCACCCACTGCTTGCCTTAAACCTAACTCAGCATAATCCGTATCATCCTCGTCATCTCCAATTCCAAGCATACCAAACATAGCTGAATTTAAATACCTTAACATCATAACATACATTGTCATTCTAACACCTACTCCAGCTAAAGTTGACACGCCTCTTATAGAACCCATTTCTCCTCTACCTACAATAGAAGCAACAGCTTGTCTAGCAGTTGCGTACTCATTTAAACTAAATTTAGACATATATGAATTTAACATTCTATAAAAATTATACCCAGCTTCTCCTTGTTTAGCTTGATTTTTTAATACTTGAGAAAAAGGATCATTACTTGTAGCTGCCATTGTTACATTTTCATCTGCTTTTCTTGTAGAAACTGCTATTGCCTCTTTATACTTCTTCATGTAATCAGAATTGTTTTCAGCAATTTTATCAAAATCTATATTTTGACCAGTCTCTGATTTAAAAGTACTTGCGACAGTTCCAAACCATAAGGGTCTTGAAATCATTTGATCAGGCCTACTGATTAAAAATTCTCCAACCTTACCTACTGCTTTTGGAATTCCTTTTACACCCGTCGCTCTAGCAATATACTCTAAGTTTTCCTTTAATTCTGATTTAGCTATTGGAGAAGATTTCTTTTTTGTGACACCTTGAGAATCAGTTTTTGACCCACCTAATTGTTCGTCATTATATAATTTTGTTGCTGATGTTGATGGTGTATTTTCTACGATCATCCGACCTTTGTTAGACATACTAAGATCCCCGTATTTAGTAATACCTAATGTAGTTTCTTTTGGCGTGGATAATGCCGCAAAAGCAACGTTAGAAGCTAATTCAGCGCCAGCTCTTGGAATAGACGCTAAGGCAGCATAATAACCTCCAGTTCTCAAATAATTCCACCTTGACCCACCTATAACTGAACTACTCATGTTATTTGTTATAACATTCTCTAAAGCCTCACTATATATTAGATTTAAATCTATAGCAGCTTCATTTAACTGATTGTTTTGTTTTTCTGTTTTAGAAGCATCTGAACCTGTTATTTTTTTAAGAGTCGAAAGACCTTGTCTATTTGTAGAGATTTCATTACTCATAAAGTAATCTAAACCTGTGTTTTTTGTCGCTCTTAGCACTGTACTTATAGGATCAAAATCTATAGCTGTAACTCCTTTTCTCTCAAAAGAAGTTTTTGATTTTGTCCCAGGCATTACTTTTAAGTATTCTATGGCAGAAGCATCTTGTATTGCTTCCTCAGTATAATCTGTTTTATGATGCACATATTGATTTACTAAATCTAATTCATTGCCTCTTACGATTCTAGTTGCATAAGATTGTAATTCTCCTAAACCAGAGTAAACACCCTGCAATAACTTTAAAGCTTTTTTTGTTTTAGGTGACATTGACTTATCCATTTTAGATAAAGAAATTTGCCCATCTACACTATATTCTTTTAATATTTGTTTTAGTAAATTAATACTTTCTTCATTATATCTACTTTGTCCTTTGGCTTCATTGTATTTTGCTATTGTGCCTTCAATAAATTCAACACCTGGAGCAGTACCTTTTTTGTTTGAGTTAGATTCAAATTCATTTTGAAGTAAATACACCGTTAATTCAAATCGTCTTTTTACTGCGGCACTAACTTTTTCTTTTATAGTTGGAGCTAATAAACTTTCAGCAGTTTCTATAATATCTGTTTGTTCGTTTATCCAATTTTTAAATTTAGCGTGTGCTTCTGCAGTTGGTCTAATTGTGTTGTTATAAATATTTCTATTTTTATAATTACCAAAAAGATTATCCATTACATTTAAAGGATTGGACCTGATCATTTGACCTCTTATGCCTACTGATTGTGCTGCTTTAGAACCTCCTTTAGACTTTACTAATGAATTTTTGACTGATGCTGTCGCATATTGTCTAGCTGTAGAAAATTTACTACCAGTACTAAACATAATGTCAAGCATAGGAGCAACATTTACGGCTCTATTATTGCCTTCTATTTTTTGTGCTATTTTATTTGCGTAATAAGTATAAAACCCTTCAGATATATTATCTAAATGAACATCTAATTCTGACAATTCTTTTCCTGTCAATAATGCCAATTGACTTGTGTTTAAACCTTGAAGAGTTGTTGCTCCAACACTTTGGTCTTGAGCAATTTTAGTTAGTTTATTTAGTTTTAATTCTTTTGATTTAGCAACAGTTTTATCAATAAGAGATTGTCTGTTCTTTGCATAATCATTAACCGAATCAACAACGTCAACATTTTCATCAGTTTCAGCGGAATTTATTTTATTAACCAATATCTCTAAAGTCGCAGAATCCAAAGCATCTAATTTGTTTTCTATAAAATCAGAATTTTCTTTTATTATTGTTTCACCACTAACATCAGAATCTAATATTTTATCAATTATTTTTTGAGTTCCTTCTTTATAAACAAACGCTTGTTTTATTTCATTAAATTCGAATTCAGATTCAACTTCTATTTCTTTTGACTTAATAGTGTTAAGAAGATTATTAGCTTGATTAATTAAATCGTTATCTAATTTTGTGTCCTTTGATCTTTTAGATACTTGACTTAAAAGCTGATTATAAGTTTTTAAATCAGATGGATCTAAGTCAGATATTGGCAATGTAAGAAGTTGAGAAACAGCTGCATTAAAATTACCATTATCACCTAATCTACCTGTATTTAATTTTTTTCTTGTTTGCCCAGATAACTTAATAGCAGTATTGACATCGTTAGCAAAATCAGCATCACTAAAAACTTTCTCAGAATATTCCTGAACTTTTTTAACTTGCACAGGATTATCAAGGTTTACATTGTTTATTTTATTTATTACAGCCCTAAGTTGAGCTGCAGTAATAATTCCTTTTCTTTTTTTAGCGTAAGCTTTTATTCCATCATTTAGGCTTTTTCTTTTCTGTTTTAAGTCCATCTTCTTTTCTCTAGCAGACTTATTCCATGATTTCCAAAACTTTTTTCGCTGAACATTCTCACCCTCTTGTTTTGCCTTGTCTTTTCTAGTTGTACTTTTTGTAGAATCTAGTATGTTCTTGTATGTTTCTGATGTTATTGTTTCATTGCTAGTTTTACCTATAGCTTCTACTTCAGATTGAACATCTTTTTCAGACGCAGCATACAAATCAATATCTGCATTTGAAAAGTCAGTATCGCCCCTAGCTATTTTTAAAGCCAAAGCTCTTTCCTTAGATTTATTTTTTGGAATATTTTTTTTCTTTTGAGCAACTGCTTTGTCAATGCTCTCTTGATTCTCAGCGTAAAACTGTAATGCATCATCAGAGAAATCAGTAGTGCCTTCTTGCTCTATAATTCTATTAGCAAAAGATTCTATCTTGTTTTTCACACTCATACCTTCCTCTTTGGAGACAGGTTGAGTTTGAGATTCTGCTTCTCGGTTTATCGCTGAGAGGACCTTATTATAAAGGTTTGACCCTTCCCTACCTTGCTCGATGAGACTCCTTCGAAGAGTTGTAAGAAAGGATTTTCTTTCCTTAGCTGTGATATATTCACTTCTGATTGAGGCTCTTTCTTTTGCGGTATATTGGATGTTTCTGCCATCTAAATTTTCTTTTAAAGATTTAAGTTTATTAAGAACATCTACTTCGGTAGAGTCATTAAACTTAAACAAAGTTAGTGAATTATTTGATTCATTCAAAGTATATTCGTCAATTCCGACTTCTTTCAATGCTTGAAAAGTGCCTTCACTATCTGAAACTTCTAATATATATTCTTGTCCTGTAATTCCTGGCGTGTCGTCTGTAACATATTCTGCAGCAATACTTGACTCTTGAACTTCAGGAGCTAAAGCCGCTGCTAAAGCTGCATATTCAGAAGCTTGTTGTAAAGTTGCATTTTTTAATTTAACTACATTAGAAATTTCACGAATTTTTTTTCCTGAATTATTTTCATATCCTCCTACCGCTTCTTCGATTTCTATATCTAAACCTAAATCAGTTCCTAAATCAATTAGATTTTTTTTGTATTGTTGATATTCAGGAGATTTCCTCAAACCAGCTGCTTCAGTAGTAGACTCAATAGTTGTGTCAAAAAATGGCGCAACATTTACTGCTAACTGTTCAGTATCTGTCTGCGTAGTCGTGTCGCTAATTTGATTGGTTTTCGTGTCACTTTCTTCGACTTTCGTTTCGGTAATGACTTGCTCAGTGTCTCCTTCTCCCACTTGCTGCAGTCCCACTTCGGAGTCTCCCCCCTCTTTTTGGCTTCCTGCATCATCTGGTAACACTTGTTTCTTTGTACTTGGCTCTTGAATGGCATCTGTTTCTTCTTTAAGTTTTATATCTGTAAATTCTATTTGTTCTTCAGGAGTTAATTTATTAAAATTTTCAATAGCTCTGTATGTGATTTGACTATCATTTATTTCAAAATTTTCTTCTCCTTTTTTTTCTGCTTCAGCAATTAATTCTTTTGAAGCTTCTTCTTTTAATTTTAGTTTGTCCTTTTTTGTAACATAGTCAAAATTTGTTTTTTTAATTATATTATTTCTTAATTCATTTATTTTATTATCTATAGATTCATGAAAAGCAGGATCTCTTTGCTTTTTTAATTCTTCTTGTTTTTTTATTTCATTTATATCAGACATAACCGACAAAGATGTTTCAGGTGATAAATTAGTCGGAATAGAATTTACTGTGTTCCTAAAAACCTCAATGTCTTTTAAAATCTCTTGCACTTGCTTTTCGGTATATAATCCTTTAGTTACTTGAGAGTTTAATAAATCAGTTGTTTTGTCAACGTCTTGAGACAACGTATACAATGAATTCATTTTATCTCTGGCAGCAACCCCTGGTCTAAATCTGTTGTTAAATGAAGTTTTAGCTGAAGTACTTATATCCCCAGCAAAAGGCATCAATATTCCTGCTGCTAAAGACAAGAGTGTAGTGTTCATGTACTCATCTCCACTTATTGTATTAGTCATTATTTCTTTACCCGCTATTTCATTTACGTTAGGCGCAATAGAAAATGCTTGTCCTGCTTGCTGTACGTTTTCTTGAAAAACCTCTCTTCCACCTTCTGCCCCATATATTTTTGCTTTTTGAAGAGCTTTATTCCAATAACCTTTTAATCCAGTTATACCTCCTTTTTGATAAGTTTCTAAAGCTTCTGTAGCTATTTTTTCAGTTGCTTTTTTCCCAAATATCTTATCCATTGTTACAGTTTGAGTAGATAATGGAGCAGTAAGAGTACCTAATAAATATCCTTGTTGTCCTGCTACAACAGAAAGTTCCTCTGCTTTTTCAATAGATAAACCCGCCTCTAACGCCTGTTTTCTTGTTTGTTCTGATAAATTTGTAGAAAATAAAGTTCCTTGAGCAATCATAGCTGAAGCAGTAGTAGCTTTCATGGGAACATAAGACATTAATTTTTGAATTTTTTTACCCGTATCAAATGCACCTGTAAATGCACCTAATCCTTTGCCTGCAATTCCTACACCTCTTTGTAATCCTAATTGAAGAACAACATCTGCCGCTATTCCTGTTGTAATTATAGCACCGCCTGTTAAACTTAAACTAGAACTTTCTTCTCCATTTTTTTCTACGTCGGCATATATTTGTTTTGATTTATTTGGAGTTAAAACATTAGTCACTCTTATCCCTAAATCTGTATCATATATTTGGTTTTGATCATCTACTAAATATTGAGTTCCATTTACTGTAGTTTTTTTCCCACTTGCATAAGCATATCTCATGAAATCTTCTCGATTCAATTCAGTCTCAGCCTGACTCATTCTAATTTCATCGGCCACACTATCCATTCCAATAAAATCATAAGTTCCTGCGCTAAAACTAGCTAATCTATCTTCAACAGATCTCCATCCTTGTTTAAACGCTTGACCTACAGCACTTACATCTCCATTTTTCATGTCTTGATAAAGCTCCTGGTTGGCTACATCTCTTTGTTTTAACTTGGAAGTGATTACAGGTAGCTCTTTTTCTATATAATTAGTTAAAGCTTTTTCATCTATCCCCGAACTATAAGACAACTTAATTCCATCTAAAGAAGGATTTTTCCCTTCATTATTTAATTGATAATTTAAAACTTGGGATTCTACGTTTCTTTCTATTTGATTATTCACATAGTTAGTAAGGTATTCTAATTTTAATCTTTCAGCCGCTAAAGAAGGATTGTATTGACCACTATAATCAAAACTTCTTCCGTCTTCAGCTAAAGTCTCTTCGTTTAATAATTCTAAGTAATTTTCTTTATACCCTTGATCATTTAAATAGCCGTCAAAATCTTTTAAATTAAAACCTTTAATTGTTTTTAAACTTTCTGAATTATACATATTGTCTAAATCAGAACCTTCTATTTCGACTAATTGAGATTTATCTTCATAAGCAAAAGGCTTGTCTAAATTTTTTGTTTTTATTTTATTTTTATAAACCTCTGGATTGGAAACAGCTATTTTTTCTAGTTTATTAATAGCATTTTTATTTCCTTGTAAAGCTTTGTCAATAATTAATTGATCTATAATTTTTTTTTCTAAAGATTTTTTTATGTTAAAATCAGATAAAAGTTTTTCTTTTTTATTTAAATCTATTTCAACATTTTGCTCACTTAACATTTTAGCCCTAATTGAAGCTGGACTTTGGAACACAGAAGGAACTTCTGTTCGTGTAGATATTTTTTTTAATTCTTCAAAATCTGAATCTAAATATTCAATTGGTGGTTGATCTAAAGAATCCACAACACCATCTTGTGTTTCCGTTTCTATAATAGACTCCGTAACTTCCTCTGGAAAATCTAAAGGTAAAGTGTCGACTTGATTTTTTTTTTCAGACCAAGCTGAAGAAAAAAGATCAAATCCTGTTTCAACGCTTAATATTTTATTGTTAACCCCTTGGTCATATAAACTTTTTCTTACAGATTCATCTGCTGATTTAAATTGATCAAAAGTAGTTTCACTACTTAATAGCCCTGATTCCTGGTAGCTTTTGTAAAGCGCTTGTAGTTTATCCATTTTGTCTTGGGTTTCCGAATACGTCGTTTGTTATTGTTTGTAAATTTTTATTTGATTGCTCTCTAAATATTTTATCTAAACTTTTCATTAACCACTGCTGATTTTCACTATCGCTTTTACCTTTTTGAATTGTGTCATATAATTTACCGTCAACAAATATCTCTAGTGTATCATCTGCAGCACCCCAAGTATCATTTCCTTTTAATTCAACATCTAATCCTTTTAATTCAGGATATAAATTCAGAGCTTTATCTACAATTTTTCGACCTACAAACACTAAGTCTTCTTCATCTTTTTTCTTTTCAATTGAATCTACAGCAGTTATAATTTTCGTACCGTCAAGTTCAATAGCTATATTATCTAACCCTGAATAGGTTTCTACAAAAGGTTCATTTTTTAATGCATATAAATCCCTCTGTAATTGTCTATTTTCTTCATTTTCTGCTTTAGTAAATTTTCGAGATTCAGCTGCTTCTTTTTCTCTAGCTTTAATAGCTATCTCAGGATCTACAGGACCTCTAGTAAATTTTCTTCCTAAAGAATCATAGATAGCCGTGTAAGAAATTCTTTCTGCTGCAAGTCTATCTTCTTCAGATAGTATTGGAACTATAGTTTGATTACTAGAAGTTTTTAACTGAATATATTTACTTTTTACACCAATTTGTCTTTGACCTTTTTTATCAATATAAGAATACTCTAACTTTTCATTTTTTTCTTTATCACTTAACAATCCATAGTCCAGTTCATTTAATGGTTTAGATTGTTGTTCACCAGGCCCATTATCAGATAATATACTTAAAATATTAGCTGGATTGACATTTACTGCAGAAACGGCATTGTTTATAATACCTACAATACCTTCTTTGTTTTTTAAATTATCTTCAAGAGTACCTATAAATTTACCTGTTGTCTTATCTGTTTCTACAAATGTTTGAAAACTTCTATCAAATGCCGTGTTTTTACCTGTTAATCTTTCAACTTCATCATTAATATATATTCTTGCCATTTTTTGATTCCTTCCCCCTTTTAAAGACAAGACACTTTGACTTGGTACATTAGGATCAATTTGAGGATTACCATTTTTATCTAAATCTAAAATTCTAGTATTACTTGGTTTATCAATTTTTGTTTTATAATAATTAATCCTACCCATTCCATCATTTCCAAAAGTAATAGCGTATAGACTTGAATCGTTTAATCTATTATATTGTTCTGATAAAGCTAATTGACCCGCTCCAGCTGTAGGTTTTACAAAAACTTGTTCTCCTTTGTCGTTTGTTTGATAATAACCACTAAGTTCTCTTTGATTTTGAGCATAATCTTTTTCGTTGTCTTTTACTAATTTAGACATTATACTAAAACTTTCTTTTGCATTCTCTTGCATTATCAAGTTATCTTCAGGTTTTAATATTCCTTTTTGAACTAAAGCTGTATTGATGTATAATTGTTCTTTGTAATCGGCTAATCCTTTTAATATACTTTGTTGATAGGTTGCATTAGAGGGTAGATTTTCATAAGTTTCTTTTTCTAAATCTCTAGCTATTTTAGCGGTGTCTGTTTTTAATTTTAATTTTTGAGCATCTAAGTTTTTTTTCCAAGCTGCAATATCTTTTGCTCCTTTGCTTATTGCAGAAAGAGTAGAGCTAGGATCACTAACTCCTGTAAAACCTGCTGCAATTGCTGCTCTTGTTGCTTCTAATTTATTACCCATAACTATTAAAATCTTGTTATACCTGACGAAAAGGTTTCTAAAAGTTTCTCAATGTCAGTTTTAGCGGCTTCTTCTCTTTCCGCCTGTTGTTTATTAGCTAAATCCGTTATTTCATTAAAACTAAAGTTAGCACCATTAATGTTAAATGACATCGGAGATTCTGATAAATCTTCATTATTTTCGTTTGTCAGTGTGTTTTCTGTCGGTATACCTGCCAATTCTTGAGTTTCAGAGCTTACTCCTGGTAAAGATCTGCTTCCAGCATTTACTGAAGCTAATATTCCTTCAGAATCACCTCTATTATATTGTCTTATTTCTTTTGGGGTCATTTTAGCTACTGTAGCTTTATCTAATCCACTATCTATAGCGTCTTGGCCAGCTTTACCTTGTATAGATCCTGCTAGTGAAATTCCCGCTTGTAGTGCGCTAGCACCTGCGTCAATAAATGAACCCGTAGCCTCTCCTTTTAATTTATTCGCTTGAGCTGTTAATCCAGCAGCTTTCAATCCTGCTGCTGCCGCTCTATCATCTTGTAACTTAGCTATTTCTGAAGCAGACATTTCTCCTGCCTTAGCACGAGCCATGTCTATAATTAATTTTTGTTGAGCCATTTTATCGGCACTTTTTTCAAACGTAGCATCTGAAGCTTGTTTAACTTTTCCTGCCCCTGCTGCTACACCTCTCTGATCTCCTTCTTGAACAGCTTCTAGTATTTGAGAACCCATTACATTTCCTGCCTGTAACTGCTTGTCATAAATATCTGTAGTTGCTCTTACAGCATCGTAAAAATTTTCTTCTAGTGTAGCGACTGATTCTTGTTCTAATTCTTCTTGCTGAAGCCGTAATCTTCCTGCTTCTCTAGAAGCAACTGTAGCTGAGTCTCCAGCTAAAACCCCTTTTGCTACACTGCCTCCTACTGCTACTGTATACGCTGCTATTGTTGTAAATGCTGCCATATTATAATGTTTTTATCATTTCCGAATTATATGAATCCCCCTTAGTGTAACCATTTTCTTTATAATGATCAATAAGAGATTTAGATTTTAAAAGAGCATATGAATATCTACAACCCGATAATTTCAATGTATTTGTTAATATTGTTATTAAATATGTCAATGCTTTTTTTCTTTTTTCTTTATTTTTATAATCAAAATTAGATACAATCCAATCACACCATCCTACTTTAGAATTAGTTACATAAATAAATCCTGCGCAAACAGGTATTTCTTTATCATAAACAATAAATCCTCCTTCACCATTCTCTGGTAAAAAGTCTTTAGGCGGTGGTGTCCATCTCCAATCTTTCCACCATTTTGTTAAGATTAAATTATAATCAGTATTATTTAATTTCCTTACTTCGAAATTCATTAAAACAAAGATACAAAAAAACTAAGGATTGCTTTTAAATACATCAGAATCAACTGTAAACAATTCAACTGGTTCAGTATTTGAGTTAGTTAATGTAAATTCTAAAAAATATCCTAACGCTCCATAAGACTCAGCTACACTGTTTTTTAAATACAATATATATGACGCAGGCAAAGCTCCAACTATAACAGGATTATCTATAGTAATAGATTTATTATCTGCACTTATACCTGTAATTTCTCCTATTTCAACAGGTGTTCCGCTATTATTGTAATATGCCACATCACCTACACTAGTAGGGTCAGACGCATCACCAATATTAATCATTGAACCTAATAAAAACCCAAACTCTATCGTTATAGGATTTGGCCCTACTCCTGTGCTTCCTTTTATTGTTCCTATACCTTGTGCAGATCTTAAAGATAAATTTTTAGAATTTGCTAATCTTCTTATGTAGCTAAAATAAGTTCCTTCTTTTTCTACGAAATAAGTTGATGGCATAAACCCAGATCCTAAATCTGAAACTAAAGAACAGTCCCAAGAATCATCGCTTTCAAGTTCAATAGTTTTAAAAACTTTTGTGGTTGTTGGTTCTTGATTAAAAACACTTGTTATTTTAGAATTATATTGAACACCATAATAATTATTTCTAGTATTATTAGAATTGTGTTTAAATAAATTACCATTTTTAAAAGTATATAAATATTGATTCATTCCTAAAATAAAATCAGGAATAAAACTGTAAAATGAAGGCCATCCGCTTACAGATTCGCTATATGTTAAAGTATATTCTTCTTGTGCCATTGTTTATTATTTTAATTTTTAATTTATTTTAAGGTATTGCGCAAGAAACACAATTGCTATAAGGTCCATTTCCGCTATTTGCCGCCTCATCTATAAAATAATTAGGAGGTGTAGATGATAATGACTGTATTTCAGCACAAGTAATTACTCCAGTAGATGTTTGTTTTACCCAAACAACATCACCTATGTTATATGAATAAGCTAATATCACAGATAAAGATCCATCAAAACCATTTGACTGATCTAAATAATATGTTGCTCCTCCACCTCCGCATTCTGTAGCTCTCCAAGATTGAGTAGTACAAGGATTACAAGGATTCTGTGAATCTAAAACACTAAGTGCCATTTCTCTATATGTGTTTGTCAAAATTTCTTTATAAAATCCATCTGGTGCTATTGTTCCTAAAGTGTCTGTATATAAATTACTTGTTGTTAAGAATGTAGTTCCAAAGTCAAGATAATAAGTTCCTGATGTTGGAGATCCACAACATAAATCATTAGCAGATACTGAACTATACTCTACAGTTGTAGATGTAAAACAACTTGGACAAGATGTAAGAACTCCTAATACACCTGAAGATTGCTCTCTATAATCTCCTGATGGACTAATATTATAAAATCCATCTGGTGCTAAAGTTGTTAAAGCTTGGTCTGAATACATTAAAGTTGTACTTGGATCGGTAAACGAATCACCTGGAGAAAAATAATATGTAAATATAGTTCCACTTACACAGCATAAATCAGAACCACTTGTAACATTATACCTTAAATCTTGACCATCACATGATTCGCATAAACTAGATCCGCTTAATAAAAGACCCGAGACTTGTTGTCTATATATTCCATCAATTTGATAGTATCCATCAGAAGATGGAATAGTTAGACTTACGTCATCAAAAACAGCAGATGCTGTTAAAAAATCATTACTATCAATGTATTTATTTACTGTTGTTGCCATTTATTTGTTTTTATGGTGGAGGCGCACCGCACCCTGATGTTATTCCTAAATTACCATTCCCATCCACTGGTCTACATTCCGTTCCATCCGTATAAAAGAATGATGGCGCAAAAGAAGTTCCAGCTGAATCTAAATATATTTTTGTTGATAGTGCAAATACTCCTCCAGAAGGTGTCCCTACGTCTACATAAAAAGTGCCTGAATTATTTGCTCCAAAATTAGAACAAACTGCAGCACAACTTATACTACCATACTCTAAGACAATAGGAAATAAAGTTAAAGCAGGTGGTGTTGAACAATCACAACAAGCACTTATTGCTGAAGTTGCATCATAACAAAAACTTAATTCTGAAGGACTTCTTAAATCCCATACTAAATATAAATAATCTTGATTAGTTAAATTAGTATAAGTAAATTTAGACACATAATTTAAAGGCCCTCCCACAACTGGTCCAGAATTTACTAATAAAGGAATTAAAGTATTTATGTCAGTTTCATTATAATTTACATTAGAAATTAAATACTTCATATTATCACTAGCCGCATTAAACACAAATGTTTGTCCTTTCTCTTGTATCATTTGCATATTAACTACCGATCCTTCAGTAGGTATTGATCCAAATGACTGTTCACCTGTTTCTTCTACAAACAAAGAAATTCCATCAGATTCTAAAACAATTGAATTAGTGCTAAAAGGGCTTAAATCACTGCCTAGTTTCCAATTATATCTTGAAGTAGTTGTTAAACTAACGTCTCCTGCGTTATTAATTACAATCTGTTTTACTGTTAATCGTGGTGCAACAGAACATCCGAATGTAATGTCGTATGTTGATAATGCTTGAGGAGTAATAAATACTTGAGCTAAAATAGGATTATTTAAATTTTTTGTAAACTGTAAAACCCCTACTCCTGTTACAATATTATCTATTTCTGTAATACCATTGTATACTACTTTAATATTTACAGAGCCTACAGATACATTATAGTTTAAATCTACATCACCTATAATTGTGGTTAAATTTAAATTAAAAATAACTGCATCATTACTAGATTGTTGAATCAATTGATAACCACATTGTCTTTCAATTGGTGGCGTAGGAACTAATGTTTCTGTTGATGATAACACATACTCATTCATGTAAGGATCAAATCCACCTAGTTTCTGAGTAGGTAATGCTTCAGTAAATAAATCTCTAAACCAACTACGCATTCCCGCTTGAGAAATAACATTTAATTGATCTGATTTAGCAGATCCTCCTTTTAAATTAATTACACTACTTCTTTTTGAGTCTGTAAAATAAACATCATAACCATATGAACTAAAACTTTCAGGATTATTACTTATTCCAAATTCTTCAATTCTTGCTAACTGAGTTCCTAAAACTTCAGGTATAGAAGTTATAGCTCCTCCTGCAGCAGCATCAGATAATAAATTTTTACCAACCAATACATACGATATCTTATCTTCTTGTAAAGCAAGAATATCAGTCTGCCTTGAATGCAATTTTCTTAATGGCCCAAATGATCTTTCTAAAGTCTTAAAATTTGATAAAGCTAGATTAAATTGATTTAATTTATTTAATCCACTTTCTTGATTGTACACTCCACTATAAGTAATATCTGATAATCTATGAATTTCTTTATATTCCTCTTCAGAAACTGAAGTAACTTTTTCTCCTAACGATAATGTAGGAGTTGTTAGAGCGTCAAGAACTTTATCTGACTCTACACCATTTCCAAAAACATAACAATTAAAAAATGTTAAATCTATTACAGCAGGAAGAACTGCGGTTTGATTTTGATCAAATGCAGAATTACCTGATAAATGAAAACCACCTGAAATATCAAAAACTTGTTCGTTTTCATAATATAATTCATCATTTGCTTGAATTGGTTCTGTCTCAAATATATTTAAAGTTGCCGCTCTGTTTAATATTATTTGAACACTTTCATAAGATCCTCTTTGATCTACTCCCCCGCATTTAGGTGTTCCTGTTTGAATTACTAATAAAAGCCTGTTGTCTGAAGCATCTCTTTGAAAAGTAATATACGTTTGACCACCACTTGCCAATGAAGTGTAAAATGGGTATATGGTATTAGGTTGATTAATTACATTTATAGTACTGTCAGTACCTCCTGAAATTCCGTTTGTAAAATCTATTTGCTCTCCTGTAACAAATGAAGCTAAATCAGTGTAATCATTTCCTGATGTAAATGTTTTATCATAATCATAAGTTCTTCCTCCGCATCTACTTCCTCTTTCAAACCTAGTAGTAGTAAATCTAAAAGTTATTAAAGAACCCGCAGGAATATCAATATCTAAATAATTACCAGGGTTAGTTTCATCTTCTACACTACAAGAAACACTAGCGCTACTATAGCTTGAAGGCCCTCCGTTATCAGTCCTATCTATAAATGCATTTTCAACTAAATTAGCGTTAAAATTAGATGGCTTTAATTTCATGTAAGTACCTGAAGGTTGTCCACAAGTACCTGAAATTACAACTCCATCTGCATCTTTAGTACATAAAAAATCTTCAGTTTTAGAACCAAATTCTAATACTTTTGTTTTTGTACACCTTAAAACAGGGCCACCTGTATCAGCTTTTACATATAAAGATTCGTTATCTTTAACTTTATCTCTATTATCACCTTCTAGTTTATAGTATACATCTCCTGTAGTTTCTTCTCTAAAAAATATATTAGAATAAATTGTTCTATATCCTGTTTTTGATTCTTTAACAACAAATTTATATTTTGTTGCCCAAAAAGGAGGGTAACTATTTAACTGAACCCTTATAGTGTTTTTGTTTATAGAATTTTGACAAGGAACATAAACTGTATTATTAGTATCAACTAAAGCAGTTGTACTTCTTCCATAATCATCCATATAGACAACAGCAATTTCATAATCTCTATTACTGTGTAAGCTTTGTTTAGAAGAAGTTAATGAATATAATCCTGTAGTTTCTATAGAGCTTAAATATTCATAAGCAAAAGTCCCTGGATTTGCAATTTCTTCAAATCTTAAGCCTGGTATTATTATACTTACAATATCACTACCTAAAGAACTTTCTATAACGAATCCTTGATTTGTAGTTGTTACTCCAAATCCATCAAAAATCCATCCAGATTTAGAAGTTATACCACAATTATAAACATCAGTCACTGAAAAGCCATCTGCACAATTAACTTCAAAATCAGATACTGCAGCTACAAACTCTGGACTAGTCACTAGATCGTGAACACTAGGATAGTCTTGTTGTAAATTAAATAAAAAAGTATAATCAAATTGATTTAAAGGCTGTGTTCCGTCATCATATGTAGGATCTCCACCAAACAATTGACTTTGATAATTAAATACAATACCTATTTGTGAGCCATTAATTAAATCTAATCCACCAAAATTAATTGAAGCTTTAGCATTTACAACAGAAGTTAATACGTCTATATCATATGAATAATTAGATCTAACACCTTGAATTTCTTCATTTGTTAAGCTTTCCGTAATTAAAGACAAATTATAGTCTAAGTATATTTGTTTTCCGTTTTCATTAACAATATCATACCCATCTACATAATTACCATACATTACCCTATTACCCATAATGGTTTGAGCTTGAGCTATTTTAGGAACATTATCATAAAGCCTAAGCAATTGTTCTTCTGGAAGTGTTGTATATATTTTTTTATTAGTAAAATCAATAGATTGATTAACATTGTCTAACCATCCTTGATTTACTTTGTTATATCTTTCAATTACATTTACCGATTGACTTGTAGAAAATTTAAAAATAATATCTACATCTTTTACATTTTTACCGCCTGTGTCAAAACTTATAGATACACTATTAAATATATTCTGCATTGAATCATTGTCATAGGTGTCATAATTTAACTGAAAAGGACCAGGTGTAAAAGCAACTTGACTGAATGGTGAAAGAGCTGAGTATTCTCCGTCTTCATATTGCCATCTATAAGCAAAACTTAAAAACAAATCTTCCATGTAATTTTCACCTCCACCTAACTGAAATTGACTTAATACAGGAGCTTTTAAAGGAGGAGCAACAATTACGCCTATATCTTGTTCTGTAACTTGATCAACTCCTAATAAAGGCTGAGCGTAAGTTCTGTTTATGTTTATTTTTCTTGGAGGATTTAAGTTATCCGTAAAAAAAAGTAAATCATCTATTAAATTTATACCATTTATTAAATAATCTTTATTAAAATTTAAAACAGATGTCGAAACAACATGATAAAATAAAATTGATGTTCTTGTGTTATATGATACAATTAAATCGACATTACCTGTAGGAGAGGATATGTTTTGTTCATCATTAACAAACCAATAAATTGTTTCATTCACACCATCTTCATAAGCGCCAATACATTTAGCATTGCTACTTAAAGGATTTCCGTCATAAATCAACTCAACTATAAGTTCATTTCCTTTTGAATTTTCTACAGCACCTATTTCAGTTCCTTCTGTTGAACCTAATCTAACATTTAAAGCATCAATATATTCTCCTTGAGGAACTAATCGTTCATCAACGGATTTATTCATTCGCCCTTTTATAAAGTTCTTTTGAATTTTAGCCATACTACTTTATCCATTTATTTTGACCTCTCAGATTCATTAATAATCTTCCAGGATGTATATTGCTTAGTCTAATTTTTGCATTCCTCAAAAGAGCTGATTTTTCTTTTTTAGATCTATTTATGATATACTCTTGAATACCGTATTTACTAGATAATATTACAAACTTTATATATGAATAAATAAAATCTTCAAATAACTTGTTTACACTTATATCTGCATCTACACCACCTTCCATTCCATCTGAAACATATTCTAATACAACTAACTCGTCTGCCATATCTGAACTAAAGTTAATTACACCGCTTTTTTTATTTATCTTAAAAGTAGGATTTTGATTAGCTGTTTCTGTATTTAATCCATAACGTCCTCCAATAGGATATTCAAAATACCAAATGCCGTTATAAAAATAACCTTCTTGACCATCATAAGGGCTTTGAGCATTTAAATAAATTGTACGACTACTTCCTTTTATTCTATCTATATCTACAGTAGAAAACTCTGGCTTTAATACGTTACCATTTTGATCAAATAGTATTTTATAATTATTGTCTTGTAAATATGAGTCACTCCAATTAGTTTGAATATTTTCAGTTAATGGAAATAAAACTCCATTTCTGTACATAGAAATTCTAACCCAATTTACATAATCATTTGGTAAAATAAATCTTAATTGATCATCTACTGCTAATTCTAGTATTTTAATTTCTTTTAAAGAATCATAATTTAATTCTTGTATTGCTCTTTTTGCATGAAATAAAACATTATATCTTTCAACATTATTTATTAGCTTATCATTACCTACATACATTAACATAAAATTATTAACTATATCTTTTAATGTTACATATTGATACGAACCCCAATTTTCATTAATAGGATTATTTCCGTCATTCTCATAATATTGGTATTGTGTTAAGTATGCCATATCTTATCCTTGTTGTGTATTTTCTATATTTTCTTCTGATTGTCCAAATTGCACTAATGGCAATTCTCTAATAGACATTCCAGCATATTGTAATATTTTATTAATCAAATTAACCTGATCTGAAAGAGGTAACTCAAAGTCTTGATAACCTATTGCAGTTTCATCAAACAAAGGTTCTCCACCAGCTAATTCTACATAAGTCCATTTTGGATCTTTAGGATATCTAATATACTGACAGTTTACATCTCCAGTCAAAACAGGATAAACTGAAATGGTATTTCCTTCAAGTGTATATGCAGGAAACATTGATGTAGGTGTAGTTAGTTGAGAACTATTAAGCAAAAGTATTTTACTTTGACTAACTCTTTCTATTTCTGTATTTAATTGAAATACTTTATTTATCAAATAATAATCAATAGGCAAACTGTATCCTCCTGTAATAGGTGTTAAAACTTCTGTATTTGAAAACCCATCTATTACTTCTACCAATCCTTTTATTATATCAGCGTATCCGCTTCCTGAAACTCTTGCGTTCTGTTTTACTATCCATGAATTATATTGATAAAAGTAATCCTCAAATATATCTAATTGAGCTTGTTTTGCATACAAATTAAAATCATTTGGAGTTATGTATCCAAAATTATTTTTATTTGCTATTGAAAGAACAGTAGCTCTAACTGTATTAATTATTGATGCCATTTCTTAATTATCTTTACACAAAGATACAAAAAAAGAGGCTTCATAATTTTGAAACCTCTTTAGTGTATAAACGATATATTCTATTATAATTTAGATTCAAGTATTCTTAATACTTCTAAACCTTCGTCACTTTGCAAAAATGATGCTAAAATAAATAATGGATCTTCACCGTAAGGAACTGTAAGTAATTTATTTTTGTTTCCTTTAATATTATAGTAAACATCTTTTTTGTTTTTTAAAACTAAAATGTTTTCTGCAAAAAATTGAGCGCATTTATTTTGTAGTTTTAATAAGGGGTCATTTAATGCTTCTATAAAATCTTTAGGATATCTACTTGCAAATACTCGAACATCTCTTTTTAATTCAGCAGAAGTTAAAGTATCTATTCTTAATCCAATAACAATTCTTGCTACAGTTTCAAGCATTTCAATACTTAATTCTTTAGCCATTAATTGAGCGTCTAAAGATAAATCTAACGACTCTACATCTACAGATGCATCTTTTTCTTTATCAACTTCAATAAACATATTCCCATTATTCGGATGATATTCTAAAAACTTCTGTAATACTTGATTTTGTTTTGAAACAAATAATAATCCATCTTCAAAAATAATTGGCTCTAAGATAGCAGTATTGTCTTGTTCATCTTGAAAAATGCTTTTTTGATTTCTAGAATAACGCAAAGGTCTATTTACCCCTGTCTCTTCATCAAAATAAAGTAAAGATTTCCTTTTTGTGTTTCTTGAAGGAATTGAATAGCTTAAAGGCGCTCTGTCGTGTGTTAATTTGTAGACTTTATCTACAAAATTGCTTTGTTTTTTTGGTTTCATTTAATTT